ACATCTATCCGCACCCATACAAGAATTTGAATTAGAAGTTCTTGAGATATTCAATGATAAATTCTCTGCTTGGCAATTTGGTGAAATCGATGCGATTGATAGTATTAAAGTACTACAAGATGGCACTAGAACAAGATTCCCATTATTCTTTAATGGTGAATTACTCAGTTTTGAGAAAGTATTAACTGATCCTCGTTCTGCATTAATTGATTTAGATTCAGTATTACTCATATTTGTAAATGGTGTTCTACAAAAACCTGGTGAAGCTTATCAATTCCAAGGAGGAACAACCTTTATATTCACTGAACCACCTAGTGGTGAATCTCAACCAGGTCTCAATGATCACGATAGTGTAGACATTTACTTCTACAAAGGTATTGATGGTGTTGATGTTCAAATTGAAAATGTATCAGAAACAATTCAAATTGGTGATTCTGTTCGTGTATTTAAGAGTGAAAAAGCAATAGGACTATCAACTTCACAAACTAATGAAAGAATTGTAAAGGATATTCTTAATACTGATTTAGTTGATACTGATATTTACAAAGGAGTGGGTATTGATGAGACAAATGAAAAACCATTAAGGTGGACAAAGCAAAAGAATGATTTGCAAATTAATGGTAGATTGGTTCCTAAAGCAAGATCTATACTTGAACCTCAAGTTTATCCTACATCTAAAATAATTGGAGACTTTACAGAAACTTCAGGAACAGGTGTAAATGCAAGTAATAGCATTTATGTTGATGATGCTCAGTCATTCTTCTATGAAGGAAAATATGGAAATTCATTACTTCCAGACTCTGTAGACGCATTAATAACATCTGGTGAAATTGGTGAAGTTGCAGAGGCAACCGCTACGATAGGTGCTGGAGGTACTATTTCATCAATTAATATAACAAGTGGTGGTTCAGGATATACTGGAATAGTTGATGTAGGTATTGAAGCACCATCTGGTGTTGAAAAATATGTTGGTATTGGTACTACCGCTACTGCTGCTGCTACAGTGACTAACGGTGTAATAACTGATATTACTATAATAAATCCTGGTCTTGGATATGATCAACAAAGTAATCCACCTCAAGTTATTATAGCAGAACCTAAATTTGATACTGAAAAAATTACAGGAATATCCAATTTTGAGGGATATATTGGAATTATTACTGGTATCACAAAAGTAAGTGGTCCAGCACTAAGATTTGATTTCCATGCTGTGACTAGAAATAGTGATGGTGGACTTACAAACGCTACTGCAAATATATTAAATGTGGGATATCCTGTTTATATTAAGGATACAAAAGTTGGAAATGGTTTAACATCAGTAAATCAAGATGATGCAAACGTAGTTGGTATTGGAACAACATTCATTGATAATGTTTATATTGTCAATTCTGTTGATATGTCTGTTGGTGGATCAAAAGGAACTATTACTTGTAAGATACATTCAAATACTGACAGTTGGGTAGATACTATTAATGAAGAAGGATTCTTTGATCCTACTAATATTGGATTAACTACAAGTTTAGGTACATTAAACTGGGGTAGA